AAATCCAGATGAGGTTTTCTTATCTGAAGATGGAAGTGTTCCAACTACATTTGAATTTAAATCTCCAGTTTACTTAGAACCTCAAACTGAATATGCTTTAGTTCTTAAATCTAAGATAACAAATTATAAAGTATGGATAGCAAGATTGGGTGAAGCTGATGTTAGAACAGTAAACAGTGAAGCTGGTCAAGTTCTAGTATCTAAACAACCAACACTGGGATCACTATTCAAATCACAGAACTCATCTGTATGGACACCAAGCCAGTATGAAGATTTGAAGTATGACTTGTATAGAGCAGACTTTAAGAATACAGGTTCTGTATCATTCTATAATCCTAAATTACCACAAAAATTAGAGGATTTACCTGACACTGGAATTACATTCAAACCAAATAAAGTAAGAGTTGGATTAGGTGTTACTTATGTTCAAACAGGATTACCTAGTGCTGCTGGAGTTCAACTTGAAGCACTTAAGGTTGGTAATACTGTATTCCAAGCAAGTAGTAATGCTGTTAGTTTTGAAAGTGTTCCAAATGGAACTTTAGTTGGATTTGCTGGATCACTTGCCATAGCAGGTGTTGCTGTTGGTGCTGCAACTTCTGGATTAACTGTAACTAACACTGGTATTGGATATACACCATTAGGAAATTCAGTTCCTGATGGAGGCACATCATATGCAGATTTTGTTAATATACCACTTACTACTGTAACTGGATTAGGTCAAGATGCAAGAGGAAATGCTACTGTTGAAAATGGACAAATAACAAGACTTGCAATTACCTCTGGAGGTAAAGGATATACTGTTGGTGATGTTGTAACAGTATCACCTGGTGATGGTGCTGGTGAAGGATTCAGAGCCACTGTGGCTGCAGCAAATCTACATTCATTTAATGAATTAGTATTAACAGATGTTCAAGGTGACTTTGATACAAGTGCATCTGCTTATTCACTAAGATACGTTGATAGCAATCTTGGAATAGGAACTGTTATTAACTATGCTGGTTCAGCACCAATAGAAGTAAAACCAACATCTACTACAGTTTCAGATGGTGATGATGGACTTCATTTAAAAATTAGAATGAAGAATCATGGAATGTATAATTCAATCAATAAAGTTACATTAACTGATGTTGAAAGTGATTTAAATCCATCCACTATTACTCAAAGTTATAGTAGGACATCCACTGCTAATCTAGGTGTTTTAGTTGGATCAGGATATACTACATTTGAAGGATTAACTGTTGGTGCAGCACAAACAGGATATATTCGTATTGAAGATGAAATAATTGGATACACTGGTGTAAGTGGTAATACTTTAACTGGTATTACTAGAGGAATAGATAATTCTCCTCAAGAAGAACATGATAATGGTGCTCAAGCATATAAGTATGAATTTGGTGGAATTTCATTAAGAAGAATCAATAAAACTCATGATTTAGGTAATGTTACTATTGCTAATGATCCATTAGGTGTAGATTTCTATCATGTTAAAATTAATCCAGCAGCAGATGGTCTTAACAGAAGCTCTGCTCAATGGGATCCAACTGATGCATCTACCAAGTTACCATTAAAGATTAGAACTTTAGGAAAAGGTGGTGGACCTGAAGCAAGATCAACATATAATATTCCTTTCTCCTTGATGATACCTAAATTTGAATTGTTAAATCCACCAGGTACAACTATCTCTGCAAGAGCTAGAACTGTCACTGGAGGAACTGTAAATGGAAATGAACCAGCATTTGTAGATCAAGGATTTACTGAAGTTAATATGCATGAACCAAA